ATCAGAACGTAAAAGTTCTCCCTTAGCAACGGCTTCTTCAATAAGTGCTTGAAGACTAATATTACGATTATTAAATAATTTATTAAATTTCTCAGGTTCTTGCATTGAATATGTATCAAGCATGTTCTGTTTAACTTCATCTTCAAGTCCAAGAGATACAAGTATATTATTACCAGTTGAAGCACAATAACATACAAATACATCACGGAACTTCTTAGAATCGTCAAGAATATCAAGATAATTACGCTTAGCAATATTAGCAGCTTGCTGACGTTTCTTAACACGATAAAGATCTTTTTGCTCATCTTTAATATAGAAACGAACACTTTGATCAAAGTGAATTACAGCAGTATCTTTAGCAACATGAGGATAAAGAAGACAATGTCTATAAGTAAAATAGTGTTCTACATTTTGAGGCATACCATGTAATGCTCTCGTAGCTTCAAGAGAAGTAAGACTATCAACACGTTTACGAATTGCTTCTTTAAGAAGTTTTGGAGTCGTCTTATCAGCTTCATCATAAATAGCTTCAATCTTTTCTTCTTCTATTTTATATTTAAGATATTCTTCTTTAGTATCCCAATCAAAGTTACAATTAAGTTCATAACCTCCAGTTGGAATTTTAAGAGATATGTTACCAAACCATTTGCTAACACGAGTAATGAAATCTGGGTGAGATGGTGAAATACCAAGAATAGCTGGCATATATTTATTAATCTCATTTACACTACTCATTAAACGTCTTCCAGATAAAACACTACTTCCAATAGTATCGTTACGATCAGGAATAGAAACAGCATTTACTTGACGATAAACAGATTTTACAGCTAAATCAGATATGAGAGCAATAGTAATAATTCTCTTTTCTTCATATCTATCTTTTAATCCTTCTTTCTTTTCTAATTCTGCTTGAAAACTACTTTTAGCAGCAGCAGGTGTAGTTGTAGTAGAAGGAGCTTGAGAAGTAGGCTTTAAAGGATTAACTCCATTATTAGGATTTTTATTTAAACCGTCCATAATTCTATTTTATTTAATTACAATACACATTCAAGTTTGAACATCTTCTCTGCACGGTTTACTTGTAAACCCTTAGACATCTTAACTTCATAAGATGATTTATCAACATCAGTGGCAATAGCTTTATCAGGAACAGTACCCCAAGATTCAGGAATAGGAGTAAGACCTTTCAAGATACCTACAAGATAAGATTGTCCTTTCATACGAACCATACGAACATTACGTTCTCCTTCATATACAGAGTTATCCATCATATAAAGACAATGAGAAGTCATTGGCAAACCAGAACGAGGATGGATAAGACCATTAGCTTTTGCAGTTTCAGCAATAGGAGATTTGTCAAGGAAAGGAAGATGTTGAACAGTAACAATATGACCATCGATCATCTTATACTTACGGAAGTATTTACCATAAGCAAGACCAGTTCCATCATCTTGAATCATCTTATCACCAAGAGGAGTAATAAAACCTTCAGACTTAGCATCTTCGCGCATAGCCATATCAAAATCTTCAATACCACCCTTACCAGCAAAAAGAATGATTTCCATAGAACCAGTATCAGTATCTTTATCTACTACATCACCGATAGTACGTTTAATCTTATTAAGACTAAGATATTCTCCGTAAGTATCATAGTTAGATTCAGAGATAATTTCATCCATACCAGCAGTTTCAGGAATCGGATTATCATTATCCCAATCAGTCATAGGAACACTACCATTAGGAGTACGATTATATTTAGAAATCCATAACTGCATTTCATTCATAATACGCATTTGAATATCGAATTGACGCATTTCTTCGTTAATCCAACGTTTACTCGTACCACCACCAGTCTTTTTAAATTCGTATTCTACAACAACATTACTAATATTACCTCCAATTTCTTTAGTATAACGATGGAAACCTAATTGAGATTTCATACGTCCCGGAGCCATAACATTAGACTTATTACCCTTAGAATAACTTTCGGGAATAGTAGGAGCAGTCATACACCAATACTTTCCTTTTTCAAAGTTAGAAGGATCTACATAAGCAGTAGGATCAGGATTCTTAATACGAAGAGCAAATTTATGTCCTCCATGTTCACCTTTACCCATATCACGCATAACACGACATTGAGTACCATCAGGTGCCATCAAACCATACTGTTCAGTAATAAGTCCAGTTGCAAATTCTACTTCAATAGTTTTACCTCCAATACCCGGAGTACTATCAGCAGTATTGAAATAAACAACATAGTCATTAAACTTCTGACGTCCCATAACTTTCCATGTCCATTCAACAGTAGAAATGTCACGAACACCAGCAGCTCCTTGACCTTCAGTTAAAAACGTAAGAGGAAAACGATCATCATCCATACCATAAGTATAGGTAAGAAAGTTATTAATTTCCTCTGGTTTTTGAATCATAAGGGCAGCTAACGAGGCTTCATTAGAATAACCACGAGTATCATATACCCCTCTTTGTACTTCTCTTAATTTATACATAATAAATAAATTTAATTAGTTCTTTAAGGTAATTATTCAAGAATTAGTTCATTATTATCTATCTTACCTTTAGAATCATTTTTCTTACTATTTATAACAAGAGTCCTTTTTGAGGCTTTATCAGCAGCTATTCTAAGTTTATTAACTTTTTCTTTATTTATAGCCATTCCTACAAGACTACTATAATCACCACCTGTAAAACGTAGATAAGCACGAAGTAAATCATCTTCAATAATAGAATTTTGATCTCTCTTCATTTCATCTAATTCATACTGGGTATAACCATTTGCATCAACAGGACGAGAAATGTAATTCTTAAAGTCAGCTTTAGTCATTACCATTTTCTTTCCGTCACGAACAACAGGAATAGTATCAGGAATTTTATATCCTGCAAGTTCTCCTTTATTAAGAGTAGAATCTACACTTGACCAATATTGTTTTTCTTGTTCAGCAGCAGCAGCATCAGCAGCAGCGGCAGCTTCTTCTTGTTTCTGAATAGCTTCTTTATGAATCTCTTTAATTGTTTCGTTAGATTCAACAGCTGTATCATAAAGAGTTCCAGCAGATTCAAGATAAGCAATATAAGAATCAACATTTCCTTTTACTCCTTGCAACTTCCATTGTTCTTTAATAGTAGCAATTTGTTGCTCTTTGTTATCTTTGTCAATAACTACATTAGTTCTGTCTTCAATTTCATTAAATCCTTCAAGACTACCGTTAACTTTAATATGATTTAATGCTTGTTTCAATGCAGGATAAGTATTGAATAAAGTATCAACAGCTTGAGTAGCAATTTCTTGTTCTCTTGTTTCAAGAACAGTATCTATATAAGAATTAATACCCTCAGGAGTATTTTCAAATTCTATAGGATTACCTTTATCATCTTTAACTTCAATACCAAACTTTTCTTGAATAGATTGAATAAGAGTTTTAGCATCTTCTTTCTCAACTCCGTTCTCTGCAATTAATTTAAGAAGTTCTTCTTTAGTCTTAACTACATTTCCATCTTTATCAACTGCATTACCGTCTTTATCAATAGTAAGTTCTGCATCACCAAGAACAACAGACATACCCTCTGTTAGTTCTACATCCCCTGTAGAGGAGTCGTCAACTTTCGTATCTCCTTTGTCTCCCTTAGTTCCTTTATCATCAGGTTCATTTACTTTATCAAGAGTAGGAGGATTAGTAATAGTTGTATCCTGTTTATCGAGATCTGTCTTATCTCCGGGAACAACAGTAGCAATAGTAGAAATATCATCTATTCTACCAGTGTTTAAATCAAGTCCATCATTAATATCTGCCATAATTATTATATGTTTAAATTAAATATTTGACAGGACAAATATAATAAGGAGTTATCACATTTACAATATCAATACTAAGAATAAATGTTATATCAATACCATTTAGGGAATTATAGTATATCGGTACAAAGACGAGTTTACCTTTAAGTCTATTACAAATAGTAGAATGTAAATAAATGTTAATGACTTATTCTAAGGCTCACTGTTGGACTTTATCTCGAAGCTGTAGGATTAATCAGATTCATATAGTAAATCGAACAGAGAGCAAAAGAAGTAGGTCTACATTGAAGTTTGAGAGCAAAAATAAGCCCCACAGATTTCACAATCTATGAGGCTCGCATAACCCAATCTTCAATTAAATACAAAATGACTAATACTAATAACAGTAGGTTGTCGGAGTTTTACTTATTTATCATATCTGTTTTTATTCTTTGCAGCAATACGTTCTTTACTTGCATCGCTTCTATCTCTTTGTGCTCTATCTAATGAAGAATTGATAAATCCTAATTGAGCTTGTTCTTTAGAAGCTGCAATCTTCTCTCTTTCAATTTGATTTTTCTCCATATCTACTTGAAAAGGAAGTGGATTATTATCATTAAGAGTAGTAGCAATATCAATACCTTTTGCCTGTAATTGATAATATTGTTTAACTTCTTCAGTTAATCTATCTTGTTGTCCTTTAGCAGCAATTTGTTCAAGAATATTTTGATTCTTCTTATCTTCAAGTTCCATATCTAACTGTCTAAGAGTCTCTTCATTCTTTTGTTTAAGTTCTCTAAACTTAGCAATCTTAGCTTCTATTGCAGTAATATTACCTTCTGTAATAGCTGCAAGTGCCATATCTAAATCTCCATTCTGTGCAGCACTAAATGCCCAGTTTTGTAACTGTTGAAGCTGTTGAGAAATCTTTTGATTATTCTTAGCTTTAATAATATATCTACCAAATACATGAGAATTAACATCAAGAGAAAGATATCTACGTTTATTAGAACTATCGAAATAAGAAGTATCAAGACCTTCTATCCAAGCAAACTTAGAATTATCTAAATCAGCAGCATAATCAGATTCTCTAAACTTATTAAACATATAAGTAATAATAACACTACCCATAGAACCTCTAATGATTGCTTCATCAGTAACTCCTTTACCAGCAGACTGAGCAATCTCACCATAACGTTGAGGTGTCATATCTACCATATCACGAGCAGTAGTTTTTATATCTTCTATAAGTTGACTAATCTCTTGAATATAACCATTTATATTTGCGTTCAACATTCTAATTTGTTGAGCTTTTAAGCTATTACTATCTTCTGAATCATCATAAAGAAGAATACCTTCAGCAGCCATTCTATAAATAGTATCCTCAGGATTACCACCCATAAGACTTTTACCCATAAGAAGAATAAACATCTTATTCTTAGCAATCATCATCTCTCTATGATAAGAAAAGATATTAATAAGAACTTGGAAAGGAACTAAAACTTCCACAATACTAAATCTACCCATTTGCGGAAGAATTTCTTGCAATCCACAATAAGGAAGTTTACACTCTGGCTCACGTTGAAAAGCAATCGGACGAGCCTTAATAGGGTATATACCATTCTTATTATCTCCTATTCTATAAGATTCATATATCTGTTCTTCATATTTCCATTCAATACTAATATCTCCATTATCTATATTAAATTCATAATCTTCATCTACTACTCTTGTTTCAACAAAACCAGCTTCATTAATATAAGTAAGAATACCTCGCATTGCATATCCTCTCCAAACTGCATGCCAAAGTTCTATAAGATTACCATTTAAAGATTGAATATTAACAGGATTATTTGCAAATAATCTTCTATCTTCATCACCCATTTCTTTACACTTCTCAGGAAAATAATAAGTATATTGATTAAGAGTAAGATACTTTGCATTATTAGACATAGTACTTGGATTATAGTAAGTTTTAATAAACTCTAAATCCTTTTCATCTATCTCTTCTTCAAACATTTCAAGCAGTTGTGCATAACTAATATGAGTTCTACGAGCAACCATATCATAATCTTCTACTTTTTGTTTTCCATTAGGAACAGGATACATTTCAGTAGTAGGAACTATTTCTTTAATAAGAGTCTTTCCTTTTACACTATGATAACTA